GGGCCTTGACGCCGAAGACATGGGCGCGGCAATGGACTACGTGTTCAAAGCCAGCCAATCTACCGGCGCGGGCTTTTCGGACCTCATGGGGGACCTGCAATCTTACGGGGCGCAGTTCCAGCAGATGGGCTATTCGTTCCAAGAAGCGACGGCAATGATAGGCCAGCTTGAGAAGGCAGGTGTGAACACAAGCGAAGTTCTCGCAGGCATGAAGAAATCGATCTCCACGCTTGCAGACCACGGCATCAGCGCGGCGGACGGACTGAGTATGTACGTTGACGCCATCAAGAACGCGAAGGACATGACAAACGCCACCGCCCTCGCAGCGGAAGCGTTCGGAACGCGAGCCGCCAGCACAATGGCCGCGGCGATCCGGGACGGAACCTTCGACATTGACGCGCTCACAGCAGCGCTGGAAGCCAACCAAGAGACAATAGCGGGCTGTGCTGCCGAGACCTATGACTTTGCAGAGCAGCTTCAAATATTCAAGCAACAGGCGGAGGTGGCGCTAAAACCGCTGGCCGCGGAGCTATTCGCAGCGATTAACAAACTGATGCCGGTCGTGGCCAAACTGATGGACTCGCTCATCCCGATAATCGACGAGATGGTCGCCATACTCACGCCCATCATCGACGACGTCGTAACGCAGCTGATCCCTATTTTAGAGCAGCTGATGACGCCGCTACTGCGGATAGCAAAATCACTTTTGACGAAAATAATACCCCCGCTGATGAAGATCGTCATGGCCATTCTGCCCGTGGTCGTTCAGCTGGTCGAATTGATCGGAGACATACTGGATCCCATCTTCGATATGCTCGGTTCGGTGCTTCCGATTATCGCGGAGCTCATAGCTGCCGTGATGCAGATCCTCAGCAAACTGCTGGCAAAGATCCTGCCTTTTATCGAAAAAATTCTCGCGGCGATCCTGCCAATTTTGACCGACATCATCGAGGCGGTTCTTCCGATTTTGATCGACCTTCTGGACGCGCTGATGCCCATTCTCGACCTCGTGCTGGACCTCTTGGATCCGATCCTTGACATAATCGTCAGCATCGTCGCGCCGATCCTCAAGCTCATCTCCACAGCGCTCAAGCCCGTCATCACGGTCATTCAGACGCTGATCAGCAAAGCGCTGCAACCGCTGCAGCCTTTAATCGAGATGATTTCCGGACTTTTCACCGGAACCCTCGGCGCAGCCTTGAACGCGATCACACCGATTATCGAGATGATAACAAACGTGTTCGGAGGGCTCATGGACTTTATAGGGAACGTCTTCACAGGCAACTGGGCCGCAGCGTGGGACAACATCAAGGGAATCTTCGAAGGCATCTGGAACGGCGTCGTCGGATTTTTCAAAGGCATAATCAACGGCATAATCACGATCGTCGAGACGGGCATAAACGCCATTATCAAGGTCATTAACGGCATCACCAGCGCAATCAGCAGCGTGTGGACGTGGACCGGCATCCCGGGCATTCCGGCGATCCCGCTCGTCTCGCTACCCAGACTGGCGACAGGCGGCTTCACGGAGGGCGTCAGCATCGCCGGCGAGGAAGGCATGGAAGCGGTCATATCGTTTGATCCCGCATACAGGCAGCGCAACATCGAAACGTGGGAGGCCGCAGGAAAGCTCCTCGGCGTCGTCGGCGATCTGCAGATGGCAGACGGAGCCAAAGCCGCGACGTACACGTCAATCCAGATGCTCGAGATGGAGGCAAGCCGAAACGAGCAGCCGCAACTGGCGCAGGCCGGCAAGCTCCTCTCGATGGACGATTTCAGCCTCGGCGGACTAACCGAGACACACATAATCTACTACGATTTCAGCGGATTTACATGGGCGCCGCAGGTGGCGGCCGACAACGAAGTCAAGACGCAGGACCTCATGGAAGCGCTGAAGGACAACGCGGGAGAATTCTTCGACTGGCTCGAGGAGTGGCTCAAGCTCAAGGAGGTGGGTAACTTTGGACGCGTTAGCATCTATTAACTACACGACCAGACAGGGAGACACCTTCGACGAGCTCGCCCTGCAGGTTTACAATAGCGAAAAGAAGGCGCACCTTCTGATCGAGGCGAATCCGGACTACGCCGACGTTTTGATTTTTGACGCCGGCGTAGAACTGACGATCCCGATCTACGAGGAGACGGATCAACCCGAGACGCTCGCGCCGTGGAGGCGGAGCGAATGAAGCTGATCTACGAGGGAACTGACATCACAAGGAAAGTAGCGATAAACCGCTGCGAGCACGAAACCTACGCCGAGAGCCACGCCGACACGCTCCTGCTTCGCTTCAGCGACGCGGCGAGTAAGTGGGACGGCTGGCAGCCCAGACGCGGAGACAAGGTGCAGGTGACGGAAGGAGCGGCAAACACGGGGACGATGTATATCTCCGGGCTCACGGCCCAGAACGGCCTGTTCACGCTTCGAGCGACGTCCATGCCGCTCACCGGCGAGAACGTCGGAAGCCAGACATGGGATAACGTCCGCCTTTTTCAGCTTGGAGGCGATATCGCCAAAAAGCACGGGCTCAGTTTCAAGCCCTACGGCGTAACCAACCAGCTGTACCCGTTCATTCGGCAAGGGAGCCAGACCGACTTCGAGTTTTTGAACCTTCTCTGCCAGCTTGAGGGATATGCGGTCGTCATTTACGACAAAGCGCTCATCATCTACAACGAGCACGCCAGAGAGAGCGGAGAAGCCGCAGCAGACGTCAGGGTAGGCGCCGATGGGCGCTTCACTTACACGGACAACTCGGCGCGGGCATACGGCATGATAGAACTCACAAGCGGAGCGCTGCGCGGATCCTTTTCGGATCCGTCGGCGCCTGCAGAGAGAGTGCTACGAACAAAATCGCCCATCGACTGCATGAGCACAACGGAGGCCCAGCGCTTCGCCCGGGGAATACTCCGGCAGGCAAACAAGAACGCCTTCGTGGGGAGCTTCCGCAGACGCCTGATGGCGGACATTGCGGCGGCAAGCGTTTTGAACCTGATCACGGAAAAGGCTTCGAACTGGAGCGGGAAGATTTTCGTCACACGGACGCGGAATGACTTCGTCCGGGGCGAGAGTAAGATCTTCTTCAGGAAGCCGCTGGAGGGCTACTGATGGCAAATTTGCAAAAGGGATACATTAGCACCATAGAAGGAACGACAGCCCGGGTAGTGCCGGACGAAGAGCCCGAGACGGTAACGCCGGCGCTCGGGATCCACGCATCAATCCGGGGCGACCTTGGAAAATTGAAAAAAGGGACGGCCGTGATTTTCGTCGTCTTTCCGGACAGAACCGGGCTCGTGCTTTGCAGAGCAGACGGCGAGGTTTATGACGAGAATCCCTGAAGGAGGTAACGCATGGCGGTAACCGCTACGTTTAGAACGACAGCCGGCACGAAGACGTGGGAGGTTTCTCCGCGCAGAGTGATCGACATCGACTCTCTGAGCACAAGCTACGAGCTGGAAGCCGAAGACAACAGCGCGGTGGAAGGCTCCCCGCTTACGAACGCAAGAGGGCTCAAGAAGCAACCGCTGTCGTTTTCATCGATTGTAAACGCGCATCTCGGCTTTGACGTCAAGGCCGAATACTTAAGCTGGAAGGACTGGGTAGGCTTGGCGGGACTTCTCCGGTTCAACGGGGAGCGCTTCGGCGAGAACAGCTGGCTGCTCACGGCAGTCAAGGCCACGAACATACAGCTCGATCCGGACGGCCGCTGGCACAGCGCGAAGCTGGCCTTCACTTTTGAAGAGAGCGACGACTCTACGGTAGCCAACATCGAAGAGGCCGAGGCTGCGATCGCAGCGCGGAACTCCGCCGTGGGATGCGTGGCCACGGAAGCGTTCGTGACAGCCAAGAAGCAAAAAAACCCTTTTCTGGCTTCGATCCAGAAGAAGCTCATGGGCACCGACCTCGTGATCGCTTTGAACGACATCGTCCGGTTTACGGGCGGGCCGCAGTACACGACGAGCACAGGCGCGACGGCTATCTCAACAGCATCGGCGGGGCTCGTTCAGGTCCTGAAGATGGCGACCGGAGCGGCGCATCCGTACTTCGTGATGCACGTCGACGGCGACAGCGACGTGGCCGGCTGGGTAGACGGCGCAAAATTATCATTATAGGGAGGTGGCCATGCGAAGCAGCGGCAATTCCAGAATGGAGGTCTGCATCGACAACCTTCTCAAAATTTCACGCGGGGAAGTTCCCTACGAGCGCCTGAAGGGCGTCAGTTTTTCGCAGATGGACGGTCCCGTCACAACGGCAGGACAGGACATCGTAGAAGACGCCGAATGGATGCTCAACGTCTACGAACCGCGGGCGAAGGTCGAGAGCATAGACCTCATACCGATAGACGCCCAGAACGGGCAATTTGAAATCAAAGCAAACATCTCAACCAGAGGAGGATCCTAAGATATGGACGAATTCATAACCACGAACGCGGAGCTGATCCGCCAAGAAGTGCTGACGAGCCTCGAATCCTCCGTAGGCGAACCTTTATACCCCGGCGACGAGCGGCGCCTTTTCGGAGAGGCCCTCGTCGCAGTTATCGTCTCCATGTACAACTCGCTCAATGACGCAGCACGGCAGAAGATGCTCCGCTACGCCAGAGGCGAGGTCCTCGACGCATTAGGAGAGCGCGTCGACGTTGCGAGAATCGCGCCTACAGCGGCCAAAACGACGCTCCGCTTCACGCTGGCCGAACCGGTCGGAGAGAACGTCATAATCCCGCAAGGAACGCGTGTGACGGGCGACAGCACGCACTACTTCGCCACGACAAGCGTCGCAGTGATCCCGGTCGGAGATACGGCGGTCGACGTAGAAGCCCAGAGCGCAGAGGGCGGCACGGCTTACAACGGCATCCCGATCGGAGGAATCAACTCCCTCGTGGATCCGGTCGTCTATGTCGACAAGGTAACGAACATCACGGAGACAACGGGCGGCGGAGACGAGGAAACCGACGGCAGCCTGAGAGAACGCATCAAAGCGGCGCCTTCGAAGCTGTCCACAGCAGGGCCCGTCAAGGGCTATCGTTACTGGGCGATGAGCGCAGACTCGTCCATCGTCGACGTCTGCGTGAAATCCGATCAGGAGACAATCGAGCGAACGCTTCCTGTGAGCGCAGGAAAGGCCTACAAAGGCGGCGACAGGCTTCTGCTCGACACGTTGACCGTTTACACGGCTGAAGGCACGCCTGCGGCCCTAAACAAGGACTACACGGCGAGCTACGACGACGGGCTGCTGATTATCGAGATAAAGAGCAGCGGGGCGCTGGCAGGCGCAGAGGCCGTCAAAATCACAATAGACGATACGAACGCAGGTGTCGTCCGGATCGTGCCTATGTGCGCGAACGGAGAGTTGCCCGATGAGACGGTCCTCGCCAAGGTGCTGGCGGCCGTGAACGCTTCAGAGGTTCGCCCTTTGACCGACAAGGTGCAGGTAGAAGCGCCGCACGTCGTCGAATACGACATCGAGCTAACCTACTACACAACGGCAGACAACGAAGGCGACTGCGTCTCGACTATAGAGGGCGAGGGCGGCGCAATCGATCAGTTCATCGGATGGCAGGCCGACGAGCTCGGACGCGATATCAACCCGGACAAACTGCGAGCCTTGATCCTCGCGCCGACAGGGGAAGGAGCCGTAGGCGCCACACGCGTGGCCATCACGAGCCCCGCCTTCATAGAGCTTGACGACGTGACAATCGCCAAGTTCAGCGGCCAAAAGACGATCCGACACGAGGTGGCGAAATGATGAAGCTGTCAGACGTCGATCTGCTTAAGCTCCTGCCAGAGTTTATGCGAGACGACGAGGCGGTAAAAGGCCTCGTGGCGGCCGTGAACGACCTCAGCAGGCAACCGGGCGCCCGAGTCAAGACTGCCCGCGTGTGGGACCAAATAGATCGCCTAAACGACGAACAGCTCGACGAGCTCGCCTACGAGCTGGACATTGACTGGTACGACAAAACGCTACCGGTCGAGAACAAGCGAGCGCTGATCAAATCCGCGGACCTCGTCCACAGCAGGCGCGGAACGAAATGGGCGGTCGAGCAGGTGCTGATTGACATCTTCGGCAGCGGCACCGCAAAGGAATGGTTCGACTACAACGGCGAGCCCTTCCATTTCCGAGTAAGTACCGACTACCCGCTGGACGGGCAGGAAATCATCGATCGGTTCAGAGCGGCCATCGCTCTGGCGAAACCCTGCAGAGCAGTCCTCGACACGATCGAGTTCGCACACACAGGAACCACCGGCGCCTATACAGCAACCGCCTCCCTTGGCGTAGCGGTGCAGGCAGCCGGCGTAGCTATTAACATTTAAGGAGGCCACAGGGTATGTGGAATGACGCAGTAATAACCAACCAAGGCAAAGAGCTGCTGGCACAATGGTTGCAGGGCGGAACCTTCAACCTCGACAAAGCAGCGACCGGACAGGGAACCATAAGCCCGAGCCTTCTCATGGGGCAAACCAATCTCGTCAGCCAAAAGCAGACGATGAGCATCATACACATGGAGAAGGTCGAAGGCGGAATCAGGGTGCAGCTCCAGCTGACGAGTGAGGGCGTAACTGCCGGATACACCGTCAATCAGATAGGCATCTGGGCGAGCCTTTCTGGCGGAGGCAGTAAACTGGCCGCAATTTTTCAGGACGATACGGGACTCACCGTACCGACCTACGACGAGATGCCGGACTTCGTGTTCACGTTCTACGCCACGCTGCAGATGAACAACGAAGGCGAGATCACCGTCTCGATTGATCCCAGCACCGTCGTCACACGGAGCGACTTCAACGCGCACCTGAACGACAACGAAAACCCGCACAAAGTGACGCAAAAGCAACTACTGGACGAACTTCAACCCGCCACGGCGCTGGCCGATGACGACCTGCTACCTTTTGAGGACACTTCCGAAAACGGCGCCAAGAAGATCAGCAAGGCCAACCTACGGGCGACGCTCGGGCTCAACACGATATCCATGACGGGCGCAACCGTTACGCTTGGATCCTCGCTGACCTACACCGGGAACCAGCAGACGCAGACAGTCAGCTCCGTAGTGGTAGAAGGGAAGACGCTGACGCCGGGAACGGACTACATCGTATCCGGCAACACCGGAACCGTGGCAGGCGGCTACACTCTGATCATCACCGGCATAGGCAAGTATGTCGGCTCGACAGCCAAAGCGTGGACGATCGCAAAGGCGAACGGATCCGCGAGCCCGAGCTCCTCAAGCGTGACCGTATTCGGCGCAAAGGGCGCCACGCAGACGGTAACCGTTACCAGATCCGGAGACGGAACGATCGACGCAGCAAGCAGCGATCCCGGCGTAGCTGCCGTGACGGTCAGCGGAACGACAATCACGATAAAAGCGCTAAGTACCGGAAGCGCGACCATCCACGTCACCGTAGCAGCCGGCTCGAATCACAAGGCGACAACCTGCACCTTCAGCGTGACGGCAGAGATACTGTCCAGCACACTCAACGATAACACGTGGGAGCAGATCAGGAAGGCCTCAGACATAGACGCGGGAGCCTCGCTCTGGCCGGTTGGCGCCACGAAGGAAATCGAGGTAAAAGGAACCATCGGAACGCTTTCGATCGACGAAAAGCTCTGGGTATTCATCATAGGCTTTAACCACAACGCAAACTACGAAGGAAGCCATAAAATCCACTTCCAAGGCTTCAAAACAGCTCAAGCCGGTGGAACCGACGTCGGTCTGGTTGACAACGGCTACGGAAACAGCTATACTGATGGAACGAAGTATTTCAGCATCAACCACTGGAGTTATAACAACTACGGCGGATGGGCTGCGTGCGACGCACGGTATGACGTCCTCGGAAGTACGAACGTAGCCCCCAGCAATTATGGATCCGCAAAAGCATCAGGCGCAACGGGCAACGATCCGACCGCTACGTGCACGACGAGTCCTGTAGAAGGAACGCTCATGGCGGCCTTACCTTCGGACCTTCGAGCAGTTATGAAGCCGATCACGAAGTACACGGACAACGTGGCTGGAGGGACAAATGCCTCAGCAAACGTCAAGGCGACAATTGACTACCTGCCGCTTTTGGCCGAGTTCGAAGTTCACGGCGCAAGAACCTACGCGAATAGCTACGAGAGGAACTACCAAGCCCAATACGCCTACTACGCAAACGGCAATTCGAAGATTAAATACAAGCATTCAGCCGTGACAACGGCTGCCGTTTGGTGGGTGCGCTCGACGTATTACAGCAATCCCAGCGGTTGGTGCTATGTC